ACTAGGGTCTTTAGCACTTAATGCTGTATCAGCTAATGATTGTGCATGATAATCAATATTTTTTTGAATACTCATAATTAACCTTTACCCATTGCGTTATATAAACCTAATCCGGCAATACCTGCTGTACCAAGACCAGCTAATTGTGATATTGAACTTGGTGGAGCTTGATAACTTTGTGTTGAAGTTGTTTGAATAGGAGTACCACGAATTAAAGCCATCATAGATGCAAGTTGTTGCATTGGGAATTGTTGTCCTGTTGCATAGTCTTGGATAGCTTGGTTCATAATGTTTTGTTGTTGTTGCTGTTGTTGAGCACCAAATTGGTTTTGTAATCCTAAGATACCTTGTTGAGCTCCAAGTTGTTGTGTACCTAACTGACCTAATGTAGCACCAGCTTGTCCTGCTTGACCTAATGCACCAAGTGCTGCTTGTTGTCCTTGTAAACCAAGACCTGCGCCGTATTGTTGAGCTTGTTGAGCCTGATTAAATGCAGTGTTGTAACCTTGACCAATTGCTTGTTGCTGAGCCATCATAGCATTACGTTGAGCTTCATTTTGAGCTAACGCACCACGAGTACCACCAAATGCACCTGAACCTGTAGCTTGTGATGCTGCTTGAGTAGACGCTATATCACCTTGACGTTGAATTTCAGCCAACTGTGGTGCTAATGATGAACTAATATAAGGGTTCATATATGCACTCATAGCCGCAGGACTTGTAGCCATCGCATTATATTTAGCGCCTGTATCAGCAAGACTACCTACCATACCTAGTGAACCTAAACCGCTAGCACCCGCAAGCCTAGAACCTGCTTCAAATTGTCCTGGTGTTGTTAATCCACTAGCACCTGCAAATGAAGATGATTGTAACGGACTAAATCCGGCAACATATTGTGATGGGTCTGTACTGTATGGTTGATATGGTTTGATGCCAGTGATGTTTCCAGAAGAATCCGTGTTATATACTTGTTGCGCTGCAGCGCCCAATGTTGATTGGGTAATAGGCATTAACTCTGGTGGAATTGATTGTTGATATACAGTAGATGTAGTAGGACCTGAACTACCGCCACCGCCACCTTTAAATTCTTTTAAGCCTGTTTTTTTATTAATAGTGCCGGAACCACCCATAGATAATAATACTTTTGCTTCTTCTGCATTAATATGCGCAAGCTCAGTATCACCGTCATCACCCATAGCAGCGATGTCTTTATAGAGTAAGTTTAATAACCAAATTTTAAAATTGGTTGGTAGTATAAATAATATGTATTTCATATCTCGAGTTCCATTAAGGTTGATATTGCTTTAGCGCCAAATTTACTATTCCATAATCTAACAATAGCTGGTCTACCCATGCCTTGTATTTTTGTAGCACCCCTGCTTTTAAGTATGTCACAGAGCTCTTTAAATACTTGTTGATTTGCAATCAATCGTCCACCTACTGTTGTAATAAAACCTACTCTTGAATTTGGATAGTTAATAAATGTTGCTGTTGCTGAACCATGAATCTCATTATTATCATCTACCATTACTATCAAGAGCCACTGCCCCATACAAACTAATAACTTAGCTTGTTCAATCGTATAATCACCATGACCGTGTGCTAGTGCTGAAGCTACGAATTTTTCTACTCTCGGCCATGTTTGAGTAGCGTATTCGAGGGGTACGTATTGTGCTTTCATATTTTATGCCGGCATAAATTGTCTTGGATTAATTTGTTTACCTTGTTTTTTAGTACCTGTGCGTGCTTGACGAACTTTATTCATCATAGCATATAATTGTTTAGCGCCAGCATCTGTTGAACCATTACCTAAATGAGATACCACATCAGCAGGCACAACAAATTCCCCTTCGGCTAATCGTGCTGGACGTTTATTAGCAATCATGCCGGGAATAGAATCTGACATGCCATCACCTGGACCACGCAACATACGACCACCATCAGAATACCCACCTAAACTAGATATACCACCTGATGCCATATTAGCTGTAGCTTGTCCTGTTAATGGATTTGTTTTTGGTTCATAACTTGCCATAGTTTGTTGTGCACTTGTTGGCATTTGAGTTGGGGTTGCATAGAATGCACGATTTTGTTGACTCATAGGATACATATCACCATGCATAAAATCTACATTAACTTTATCGGGTACCATATTGCCACCTGAAGCTAATGAAGCTATACCACCTTCAGCAAATCTTGGATATACAGGTGCTGGATTGTTTAATGGTTGATAATTAGAAGCTAAGTTATATTTACCTGTTAATGCACCGGTAGCTGGTGCTGGTACAGGAGCCATAGTTGGTTTTGCATTAAGCGTTTTATATGCAGCTAATGCACCAAGGCCTAAAAGCGGAGTTTTATATTTTTCAAAAAAACTTTGTGGTCCACCTAAATTTGCAACTTGAGCGCCACTATATACTTTTCCATTTAAAGCATAATTACCATTAGCAAGCGGTCCATCAGTTTGAGTAGTAAGTCCTACAGGTTTTAAATTATTTTCTTGAATTAACTTAGAATAGTCTGTTGGTTGTGGAGCTACTGGTGGTTTAACAGGAGGCGTACCAGTATTTGCAAGTGATTGTCCTACATCTGCTGCAGCTTGATTTTGGGCAGCTTGAATAATATCAGGAGTTACGCCAGGGAATGCATTAGCTGCCACATTAGTTATACCTGATGTACCTGCAGTAGCAAAAGGTGAAGTAGCAGAAACAACTTCAGAAGTCCATGGAGAAGTGGCTACAGTAGACCCAAGAGCTGCGGGACTATATGCTTGCGCCCCCGCCGAAAGTGTTGACGATATACCTGCATCGGATGCAGGAGCTAACCCAGTACCACTAAATAGTTTACCAAAATCTGGCATGAATCCTTTGGCAGCGCCACCAATACCACCTGTGAGAGCACCTGTTAAAAAGTCACCACCAGTAAGTGCGGATATACCACCACCAACGAGAGCGCCAGTTGCTACATTCGCCAGTAGGGTTTCGCCTATACCAAAATCTGCCATATCTTACTCCTTAACTTATTATCCAATAATACCATTAATATACTGCATATACAATTACTAAACAGTTGTTCCGCTTGCATTTACCCAATTTGTGCCATTCCACCAAATAGGAATACCTAATGTAGAATCAAAATAATATTGTCCTATACCTAAATTTATTGTTGGGCGACCTGTTGTTGCACCTGAATTAGGTATATTAATGCCTTGAGTAAAATTATCTAGTTGCGAAAAATAAAGACGTAGTGCATTACTAAATTGGTCTTGATATTGTTGAGTATATTCAACAGGCGCAATAAGTAAGTTAGGTGCTTTAGGTGGACGTAATACAGAAGTCTTTAATGTTGTGTTTGCCATTATCTACGTCCATCAGGTCTAATATCAATGCGGGGCGAACCGAGCTGCCAGGCTACCCCCAACCCAGTTGACTCGATTCTAAACGCCATTTGACGCCCCCGCAACCTAGTATACACCTGTCCTGTAAATTGTTGAATAGTATATTGTGGAGTAGTTGTATAGTTTTGTGCACTAATAACTTGTGGATTATCAGCTTCTCCATAGGGAGTTCCTGAATTTTGACGAGGTTTAACTGTCATTGTAACGCTTGGATTATTAGTGGTTGAACCATTAAAATTGACATCAGGCAAGATACGCCATACAAAACCAAAATTGTGCCCATCACCAATATCGAAATCAGAAGATTGTACATAGGAATCAATCGGTGCCGCAGCACTTGTAGATAAATCATCACATCCATTTTCATGATATAAAAGCCTTCCATTATAATCGGCAGCAACAGGATATTGTACTGAACCAGTTTGAAACCATGCTGTGCGAGCCATTGAGCCATAATACCAAACACGGTCTAAGTAATTATAAATAATATATTTGTCAACAGAAGTGCCACTACTAGATTGACTTACATAGAACCACCATACTTCATTAAATGCTTCATTAGCACCTGCAATTACTTGGTAGGCTTGGTCTTGGTTAATATCAGCAAAGATGTATTGACGTAATGCGCAAGGTAATACTTCTACACGTCCAGAGTACATATAGAATCGGTCCCGACCCATCCAATAAGTGACGTTGTTAATTGTAATCATTGAGTTTGGAGACATTACAGAGATGTTATCCATTAAAATTTGGAAGCCCCATACATAAGGCGCACCAAGATATTGCATAGAATATAAACATGCATCTGTCCATACAAGAATTTCTTGACGTGTTGCACGGGCACCCATAATGTAAGAACCATTAGTAAGTAAATACTCACCTGATTGATTTGTAATAGAGGGTACCCATTGATATGGATTAGCTTGGTCAGACCATCGTACTAACATTGGACTAAATGTAGTTGCGCTATTATTAGGTGAATAAGGATTAGAACCAAATGCAATCACAAATTCTTGAATAGCTGAAGTAACTACTTGATAAGTATATGTGGGTACAAATGCACCTGCATAAGAAAATGAGTAAGTACCTGAGCTTGTACCTGATGTTGTTGTAGTAATAGGTACTGTAGTTGACCCAGTTAAATAAGTAGATGCTACTTGAGTATTAGCAGGTAAGTTAGTTCCAGTAATATACATGTAAGGATATATATTATTTGCAGCTGTTGCTGATACTGTAATACTTGTAACTCCACTACCAAACGTAGCCGCATCTGTTACTGCAGTAGTCGCATTAGCTAGTGTACTTACATATTGCGCACGGGTAGATACACCCGTTGAATCTTTCCAATAAAATATCGGACCACCCCGTGGAGCAATGACTAAGTCAGCACCAAAGTTATCGTTAGACCAAAGACGTAACTGCTGGCCAATACCTGATGAATATGCTGAACCCCATGTACCACGAGACCACGGACCTGCACCCCAACCTGTACCAATAGAGAATACATTTAACCCTGTCGGATACTCATACTGTAATGTAACGGTACCGCCTGTACCTGTACCCGTACCCGATGCAGCTGTAGCAAAAGTAACTGTAAAGGTTGTTGAACTCGGTACGGTTTTAACTTCATAATCGCCACCAGTAAATAACACACCATTAACTGCAACAGTTGAAGTAATAAGTACATAGTCACCTACACTCGGGTTATATCCGGCATCGGTAATAGTAATAGTTGTCGTACCATTAGTAGAAATAGTTCCTGCAACAGCTGTTAATGTACTTGTACGTACAATAGGTGTAATGTCATTATAAACACCACCAAAATAAATATAATATTTAGAACTTGTACCTACGCCTGTATAAACATTACCTGTACCTGCATCGGCATCAGCCCATATCCATAAAGAACGTGCAGTACCTAAAAATTGATTAGGCGATACTTGTGTCCATCCACCAATTTTTTCAGGGAAACCTGAACGAAACCGAATCTTATCACCATCATACCAACCACCTTCATTAGAATAATCAGTACCTTCACGGTTTAATCCTGGCCTAAATTGTAATTTTTGTAATGGCATTAGTAAGGCCTTGTTCCTGATTTATCTATAATTAAAACTTGTTTACGTGGTTTATCTGCAAAATTATTAGGTATAGATATATGTACCCAAGAATCAAACTCACGGATAAGTTGGTCATATTCAAGGTTAGTTTTAATAATTTCTTTTACTATATTATCCGGCATTAAACCCGGCACTTTAATATCTGCTGCACAACCAATACAATGTTGGGATGTAGATTTACTTCCTACAGTTTCATTTACTTTTATAGAGCGATATGCCGAATTAACCATAATAGGTCTTTTCAAAATAGCACGAACTTCTTCTAAAAATTTAGCAAGACGTACTAAATTAGCTTTTACTTTTTCATCAGGTGTATTGTCCAAACCAAGACGTTCTGCAATTTCAGAATGTGTTAATTCTTCTAAAGTAAAGTTTGGGGATAAATTCATTTTTTCTTAATATAAAATAAACTACGTTCACCAAATAAATAAAAACCTACTGCTGAAGCAAAGTTATTGACTTCGTCTGACATATGACCTGTAAATACTGTATAGCACCATATACCTAAAACCATGATGCCTATAGCAGGTCTCATTAAGCGAACAACAGCTTCTACCCAAGGATAACTAGGATTACCAGCACCTACTTCGTTCATGACTTTAAAAAACTCTAAGTCAATATTTTTCATCTGAGTATATTGTTCAATCGTGGCAGGTTTAAACTGGTCTGGGGCTATGAATTTGTTTATAAGTGATTTACCTAAGTCCATTACAACTGGAGCAAACGCACTTAATATTGTTATTGGGTCCATATTTTCTCCTTACGCTGCTGGGGACAATGTGAATTGTCCTGTTGTATTAATTAAAGTATTGCCTGTATTATTTGTAGCTAAACCTGGAGAAATACCATTACCACCATAGTTACCACCTACTGGACCAGCTGGATATAAATTAGTAGCTGCATATCCTGGTCGTCCACCAATACCATCGTTTTCATATCGGTTTCCCCATCCACCAGATGCACCACCGCCAGAAGCTATAATGCCTCCAGATATATTGTTTGCAATAGCGATAAAGTGCGAGCCTGTTTCTTCTATACAATATCCACCATTAGCACCACCACCGCCACCTGCATTATTACCTGCTTGACCTCCAGCACCACCACCTCCACCTGTAATTAGTCCTGTAGCACTATTATTAACAATTAAATAGACGTTAGATGCAAGATAAATAGCTGTACCACCAACAGAGCCAGAACCAGCACTTGCTGTTGTACCGCCTGAAAAATAGTTATAACCTGGCGTAGAGCCACCAGCACCAGACCCTGTTGGGTATCCTGTGCCATTATAGCCATTAGCAAAAGTAGGAGTAACAAATGAACCTACGTAATTACCTGGATAGCTTACAGCGCCTGAGTTAGATGTTTTGTATCCTGCAGCCCCACCACTTCCAACTACAGTACCGCTGTTATTAATTGTTATAATTGATTTATCAAATAAACTTGTAAGTAATATTGCTGAAGAAGTTCCTGTACCAGTACCTGATACTGTTACACCAGAATTAATATTAAGCGTTAAGTTTAAAGGATTAGTGCCTGTCCAGCCAGCAGCGGTTGCTGCAGTATATACGTTGTAGCTAGATGTATTAGATGAAATTGTTAGGTTTAAATTGTAGTAACCTTGAGTCGTAAACCCAAAGCCACGAGCAGACATTCCACCAGTCGTTATATTTAAGGGCATCTTTAACCTTTAAGCAAATCTAGTTTGTGAAGCTAATACTGTAAATGTAGCTGCAGCTGTTTTAATAATACTATATGTGTATATGTCTATGCTTGATGGATTACCAGCTGTTGGAGCTGCACCACCCTGCCATTTAGGTGTCACTGATGTTCCATCTACTGTTACTGCATTGTTATAGTAAGCAGTTCCACCTTGAGCGACTAAGAAAGTAACAGTTCTTGTTTCGCCTACAGCCATTAAAGTATTGAGAG